TGTTCCATCTTGTCTTTCATGATTCCTTTTCATTTTCTTTTTGTATGCGTCAATGAGTTGGTCGATAGAATAGTAAGTATTGGCGTACAAAAACGGCATTATTAAAACTTGTACAATGCTATTATCAATACCTTTTACAAATTGTTCTGTTAGTGTATGCATTACATGAACAAAATAAACTGAATGTAGTTTAGGTAAAGTAACTTCATTTTCAATCAAATCAACCATAACCTCAGTAGTTTCTTCCAAATCTTCTTCATCAACAATAGTCAAAGTTAATTGCAAACTGAAAGCTAAGTAATCAGCAATCTCATCTAATTGTGTATCTAGTGGCTTACCTGGTTGTTTCTTCCAATTTTTAAAAAACTCAAGTGTGTTAATCCACTCTACAAATTCAATAATCATACTAGCTACTGTGTCATTTAAATTTCTAGTTGGTATTCTATCGTCGAACTCCTTTTGTATTTGTAATAACTCTTGTAACTGATCAATTGTTAATGTGTTAGTCATTTTCCTGCTCCACATCTACATAAATTTCATACTCATCACAATCAAATGGCACTTCCATTCTCGCAATAACATCCGCCTCAAATTCTGCTTCTTCTAAACTTTCAGCCTCGATAGTCTCTTCAATCATGCCAGTGTATGTGATTTGAACATTAAATTTTTTCATCTTCCTGCTCCTCCTCATATTTATAGACAACTTGACCTGCCATAATCCCTACTGCTTCATCAAGTTCAATACCTTCTTTAACTGAATGTTGAATAGCATTTGTCATTCCCTCAAGTATTTCATCAAACGCTTGCGCTTTCTTATACACGTCCTCAATCTCTTTTAGTAATCCCTCTGTGTCATTGCCGTTATACGCACTAGCACTTATAACGGACTGTTCTATTTGTTCACGGTTATTCATTTGTGTCATCCTCCATAAAAATTTTATTGTTTAATTCCATTCCGAATTTAACTCTTTCATCATCGTTACCGAATTCGTTTATTAAATCTTTTTCAACGCTCTTGCAATACCTATCCCATGCGCTTGCTTTCTTCTCCAGTTCTTTGTTACAATCTCGTAACTTCGCTATATCCCCAATAAGCTCATCTCGTTGCTTCTTGTACTCTTCACGATCTTTTAATGCTTTGTGAAGTTTATCTAATAACTTGTTAGAGTTAGTACAAAGATTTTTATATTGTTCATCTGATAAGGTGAACGTCATCTCATAACCTCCAATAGCATCTCATTTTCAAAAATATTTCCAACAATTTCAATAATATCGTCATTTTCACTTAGTAATTCAGTTACATTGCTAAAAGTTATATAAAAGGCTCCTTCTTTAAACTCGATAAAACTTACTTCTCTCGAATAACAATCTTGAACAATATCCCCTTCATAAATCTCCACACCGTGCACATCTTTAAATCCTGTGTATTGTAATAGTTTTACTTCATTGAAACTTTTATAACCTGTTGAAATCAAAATGTACCCACTATTAAAATCGATTTCGTCAATAATACTCATAACTTTTTTATCTTTATCCCAAGCTTTAAATTTCAACATCATACTAGCAACTCCCCATCTTTCCAGATTAACGTCATAGTTAGGTCATCGTTTAAGATGTAGAATGCTTTGGTAGGCACACATCTGCCATATAAACATTCTTTTATACTAGTGTTCTCATATAGTGTAGAGTTATAGTCTCCTTCTTGAATCTCGAATAATTCAATCAACCTATCAACCTTAGTCTCTTCCGTTACTTCTTTTTCAATATCAACTATGAAGGGGATATCAATTGGAATAAAAATTGACGTCGAACACTTATTTGTATTTGGATGAAAACGAACGAATCCATCACTAAATCCTGTTGAAAAAAATATTTTCCCTTGTGATAGCTCCGGATTTTCTCGCGCCCATTTAATTAACTCGTCTAATAGCATTTCTTTTTTAACTTTGATTTTCATTGTTTCCATCTCCTCTAAAATAAAGTTAGTTGCTTCTGTTCCTCGTATTCCAAACCATGTTGCTTTATATATATTTCGAGCTCTTCAGCAGTATCAAATGTCTTTTTAACGCCTTGCCAACCTGGTACGATATGCCCGTGAAAGTAATAAGTGCTGTTTACTACATGGATATGTGCCACTCCTTCGTTATCCTGATACAGATATCTCTTAGATCCGAAAAAATGGTTTAAGTATTCTTTGCGTGCGTTATCGGTTTTAGGCATTTATGCTTCCTGCCATTTCTTAAACATTTGGTTATAAGTATTATCAAACCAGTACGGATCACGTGAATGTTTTTGTGGTACATTAAACAAATGTGGTTTCCTCTTACGTAGTTCAACCTCTTTACGTCGTTGCCTAGCTATTTCACGTTCTTTGCTCTCTCGTTGCATAATTCTGGATAATACGATTTCTTTATACTCAGCTAAGCGCATGCCATAAGGTGCGTTTAAGGCTTCTAACAACGCCCAGCCACCACGTACTCTTTTTGCAACCATTCCAGGAGTTAACCCGTTCTTTTTTATCAATTCATTTTCATGTTCGGTAAATTTATATGGTTTACCGTTAATCTTCACGACACTCATTTATTCCACCTCTACATTTACATTTCTAATTTTTAAATTGTCATACTCTAGTAATTCGTCTGGATTGTTATATAAGTAATCTGCCAGCGCTTCTTTTTCGATATCCACATCATCAAAATACTGATATTCAACTTCTGTAGGTATCCTTATATCAATCGTTGCGTTTATATATGCTTGCTGTTGCATTAGATCACTTCCTCAACTCGCATGATTATTTTTGGTTCTAGTCCATAACGCTTTGAGCTAGTTATTTCTGTAATTTGGTTATCGTCTTTCCACACATGACCATTACATGCGTCTAATACTGTTTTAATTAAGTTATCGATATCCGGCTTAGTCACTTTATACTGTCCAACCATTTCACTTTTCTTTTTCTTCGACCATGATTTAAGTAATGGAAAGTAAAAGTCTAATTCGATTTTTAGTGCGCGCTCTAGATTTAACTTAGGCATTTGCCCTTGTATATACGCTTTATGATTTGTATAAGCTGTTGGCATGTATGTTTGAACAAATCTACCTGTATTACGAAAGCGTGGACGAGGCGAGCCCATAGGTGCCTCGAACGTTTCGTTAAATTTAATTTCTATTTCCATGTGCCACCTCTAAATATCAAATATCGTTGCTTGTAACCCTAGCTCTTGCTCATATAAAAGCCCGTGAGCGCCTTTGAATCGTTTTAGGTCACTATCAGCCATGATTTTCTTTTCGTCGCTGAAATGGGCTCCTGTGAGCGAATAAACTTCATTTACGTTGTCTTTATACTTGATGACCTTAATATCTTCCGTGCCATCTTCTCGGTATAAGTAATATTTTTCTTTCGGCATTTTTAACACTCCTTAATATTCGACGATAGCGGGGCGTGTATGACGTTCTGCAAGTTTTTGGATAAATAGGTCGTACAACCTATTTTCATCGCCCTGTGCCTCATCTATGAGTTTCTGAGCGTACATATCTGAACACTCAAGTTTAGTTTTTAAAAATTCTTTGGTTACCATGCATCTCGCTCCCTGAAATCGTCTCCGATTACTCTTACTTTTCTCGCATTGTGTTTCATTCTTGAATTGATACGTTGCCAGTTCATATTTTGATTTAGTTCTTTATCACTAAAGTTAGTTGTAAAGATGTTGTTTTTACCTACTCTGTTATCAACAATGCTGAAAAGTTTATTTAAAGTGTGCTCTGTGTTTTCTACACCCATATCATCTAGTACAAGTAAATCAATATCACTTAGCAATCTGACTAGCTCGTCTGTAGTTTCAACTGCATTTTTGTTGTATGTCGCTTTGATACGATCCATCAACATTGGTATATGCATAAAAGCAACCGTATGCCCTTTAGCTTTGACTGCTTTTGCGATAGCGTATGCTAGGTGGCTTTTACCAGTTCCGTATGAACCTTGCAATATTAATGATTTTGGTTCTTTTGTAGAGAAGCCTTGTACGTACTCTATTGCTGTTTGTTTAGCGTGTACTTGTTTTTCATTTTGTGGCTTGTAGTTTTTGACTGTTGCATCTCTTAAAGACGGATTAACGTTTGATTGATTGAATATGTTGTTTATCTTCCGTTGCTTGTTTCGCTTATATTCCTCATAGATTTCACATTTGCAACCGTCTTTATACTCGTAACCATTCGGGTGTTTTTTAGTAGGAGCAAACTTATATAAGTCGTATTCACTTCCACATCTCTCACATTTCAATCCTTTTTCGACATGAGTAGGTTGATATTTTTTCAAGCTTTCGTTTATCTTTTCGCTGAATAGTGGTTTCATAATATCCCCCTAATCCCAATAACTTTCGTCGTACTTCATGCGTTCCAATTGATCTATGCCAGTTGGTTGTGCTTTTTGATTGAGGTACCCCTCAAATTTATTGCCAAAAAGTGTTTCTGGTCTAAGGTATTTATCGCTATCCGTGTTTAGCCACTCAGCTGTTTTGATATCAATCACCTTTTTAAAATCCTCCAACCTAAAATCTTGATTCCATCTTGCTTTAATAAAATCTTTTGATTTAGCTGTATTGTGTTTAAAATGCTTTCCTGTTTTTTTGTTTAAGTATTCGATAATTTCTTTATAGGGAATGGAATACACAGTCGGGTTGCCCGACAATATACTTCCATCATTATTAGTATTGTTATTATTAGTTAAATCATTATTAGTACTATTATTATTAGTAGTACGCCCTTTTCGGTTTTCCGTTTTTCCGTTTTCCGAAAACCCGTTTGCCGATAATCCGTTTGCCGAAAATGGCATTTCGGTTGGTTTTTCGTAAACTAAGTATTCAAAACCTTTAAACACACCGTTTTCAGCTCTTTTTTGTATTCTGTGAACATATTTATTATCCATAAGTTCTTGAACGCCACTATTGATTGATTTTTGTCCATCATTCATATGTTTAACTACTTCTGACGTGTATATTTGCCAATTGTCAGGACGACTTAGGAAATACAATAATATCCCTTTAGCTTTAGCACTTAAATTACTATCGAACACAAAAGATTTATGCACAGTTACAAAATCGCCACTTTCTTTTATCGTTCTAAATGTTGCCATTTCGTTATCTCCTTTCTGGTATAATTTTGTTATCGCTATTGCGTTAGATTGGGGGTGAATAATTATGGATCCTATTTTAGGTAAAGGTATTGATAAAATTATTGAAGGCGCATCAAAAGGGCCTGTAGAAACATTCTCTAAAACTTGGGAACTTGTCTTTGGGAAATTCCACCTTTATGTGGATAAAGTTATTTATCAAAGAGAAGTAGAATTTGAAAAATTCAAAGAACAATTTAAAAAAGAAATATCTTCTGTACCTGAAAATAATTTACAAGAACCACAATTTTCTCTTCTAGGTCCTGCTCTAGAAGCTTCAAAGTTTTACATTAGTGAAAAAACTTTAAGTAATATGTTCGCAAAACTAATAGCATCATCTATGGATGACAGAAAAAACTCATTAACCCACCATTCATTTGTTGAAATAATTAAACAATTATCCCCAAATGATGCTATTCTTTTAAAACATTTAAAGAATCACGAAGTACATCCTGCCGTTAAATATAGAGCGGTTTTAAACCCAAAGAATGACGGTATGAATATATCGGACACGTTAATAAAAGACTCTCCGTTAGATATAGAATCAACCGAAATTTCAATTAATAACCTAGTAAGGTTAGGGGTTTTAAATGAAACTTTTGACATGTCTTACTTAACAAAAAAAGGAATTTATAATAAGTTTTATGCTCCTCAGTTTTTAAATCACTTTAATAAGATTATAGAAAAACAAAGATTTGTTTCGGGATTAGAATTTGTTAAAAGAATGTTAAAGTCAGGACACAACCTAGAAACAATAAGTAAACTTTCTGGCATTGAATTTGAAGTATTAAAGTTACATTACAGCCCCTGGGTAATAGACATCAAAAAAGGCTCAATTAGTTTGTCCGCCTATGGTAAAGCTTTTGTAAAAACCTGTATTAACTAAACGGAGATTTTAAAATTTTCTCCACTTTTACAGCATGCATAGCGCTTCTAATCTCTTCCGCCAAGATGACGATTAGGAGTGCTATTTTTATTATTCTTAGTCTATTCATTCCTTTTTCTCTCCTTTCAGCATTTTATTGAGCCTCTCATCAACTTTTATCCACGAGTCATGCAATTGATATTTATCATCAAATGACTTAACACCAATCGCATGTTGCTCGTTATGATGTTCGCGACATAACGCTAATACATGTTTGTCGTAGTGATTCATCTTGTTTCTGTTCATGCCTCTACCTACTGCTTCGTAATGCGCTAGGTCAGCGTGAGGCTTTCCGCATATTACACAGTTGCGGTTAACAGTTGACCAGTATAAGAATGATTTATCTTGTTTCAGTAGATTACTCGTTTTGTAGCTAAGTGGTATGTCATTGTAGAACGTCCAGTCAAGCGTTGCTTCAATGATTTGACTTGCTTGTGTTCTCGTACAATTACTTAGCGAAATACGTTCATCATAGCCGTAGTACGTTCTTACAAACTCGATGAACATATGTCTCATATAGTCCATTGGTTGACCTGTATGTTCTTCTATGTCTTTGACAAGCGCGAATATTTTTCGACGTTGCTTGCCGGTAATTTGAAACGGATCTATAACGTTTACATCTACTTCTACATCAAACCCGTTATCAAGTAGTAATGTTTCTTTATTGCCTAATTCAACATCAGAGATGACAACTGTTGTTGTGCCGTCGTCTTGAGTGATATAACTAGTAATTTTCGGCATTTAATCATTCCAATCAGAACGGTAAGTCATCATCAGTAATCGCAGTGGTATTATCAAAAGGATTATTACCAGTTTGAGTTTGTCTTTGTTGATGATAATTGTTGTTTGGTTGTTGGTTGTTATTCTTCGGTTCTAAGAATTGAACACTGTCCGCTACTACTTCTGTCACAAATACACGTTGCCCGACTTTATTTTCGTAGCTACGTGTTTGTAGTCGCCCGTCTACACCTGCCAGCGACCCTTTAGAAAGGTAGTTTTTAACATTTTCAGCTTGTTTCTTGAACACTACTACGTTTATAAAATCTGCTTCACGCTCGCCTTGAGCATTCGTGAATGTTCTGTTTACTGCCAATGTGAATGTACCTACATTTACGCCATTTGGCGCGCTTCTTAATTCTGGGTCTTTTGTTAAGCGTCCTACTAATACTGCTCTGTTTAACATTATTGTTTCTCCTCACTATCCAATTGTTTTAATCCCGCATCTAATTTTTGGTGTGCTTCTGCGATTTGTTTTTGACTTAATTTATTAATGTTAGATATTTTTAGCCATCTCATCGTTTTATCGATAGTTGCATCTCGCCCTTTTTCTTGAGATAAGTTCACGAACTGATTGATACGCTCTTCTAATTCTGTAATATCGTTGTCACTTGCACTTGGTAGTTCCTCGCCGTTGTAGATATATAAGCCTAAACCGTGTAAAGCCGAAGCTTTAACAAAACATCGTTTTTGCGCTTTGTTAATATCGAAAGTTGTTGCACTACCTTTAGCAAGCGATTTATTTCTAAAGTCCAATACTGGAAGCCACTCAGTCTCTGTACTATCTTTCACAGTCACAGATACCTGTACAAAATAGCCTTCTGGTGTAGCCAAATAAGGTACAAAATAATTTTCTGTGTTAATATCTGGATGTGGAAACTCGTGTACTTTTACTGTGTAGTTTGGGTCAATCTTTTTCAGCTCTTGGTGTGCATATGACCATGCTAGATAAGTTAATCCATTTTTTTGTTCTGTATGATCATTCACGTTTTTACTGTTCAACTGTTCAAATAATGTTTGTTCAGTCATGTTCTACCTCCTCGTACTCAATAGTTTCTGTCACTGTTTTCTTGATTGCTTTGTGATAATCCATATTGATACTCGCTTCTTCCATACCGTTAAACTCCCTAGCTCTATTTCTATTTGTGGAGTAACTAATATCTGAATTGTTATCGGTTGGTTTGTTAGTTATATAAATTGGCATATCCCTATGACGAATGATATAAGTTACAGTCTGCTTCATAGCGACCTCCTACCATCTCATGACTAAGTTAATTAGTCTGTCCTGTTCGTCTGTGTTCTCTTCAATCCATTCATCTATTGCTTGGTTGAATAAGTCTGATGCCATATCTAAGTCATTCTCATCTACGACATAAGCATGTTTAATTGGTACGTTGTTCATATCTTTAACTTGTATTGATATGCCCATATGACCTTTTAAAATGAATAGCTTAAAATCGAATCCGTTAACATGAATATTTTTGCGTATGATTTCGCCTATTTCGTAATACATTGTTTTAGTCCTCCTTGTCGTCATCAATACCGAGAAATTTTTGTGATTTACACATTTGGAGAACATTGACAATGTCTTTATAACTCTTAGTGCTATCCAATAAGGAAGCAAGATCGAAAGTATGACCA